TAACTTTGTGATAAAAGAAATTATGTATTTGACCAAACCCAGAATCATTACTGCTAAAATCTTTAGAATAAAACTGAGTATTCGCTTGTCTTGTAAGATCTAAGACTTTAATTTTATAGGTCTCATCTGGAATATTACCCCCACCTGTAATACCTGTAGCTCCAGTTATTCCACCTGTAAAATCAATATTAAGATAAGGATCCCTAAATTTTAATAAATCTCTACTTATAGGTTCATAAAAACCAGAGTGTCTCGACATAGGCATTATTCGTGGTGAAGTCTGCAAAGATAAATCATATCCTATGATGTCTGTAAGATTAAAGACCGTAGGTTTATTAGGGTCTGGTAAAACACCAACATAAATGGACTTTAAAAATGTATCTTGTGGTCTAAGTTCTATCATAAAGGTTTGTGCCAAACTGCCATCTGAAGCAAAGACTCTTGAACCATCTTCATTAACAGTCTCATAAACAATATTGGGATCTCCATTATTCACTTTATCCAAAATATCAGCAAAAGAAACACCTAACATCCTAAAACCGAAAGCATTAAAGCCCCCACCTTGGATATGATATGTAAGCTGTTTAAGTTGGTTAGTAGATGGTAAAAAACTAGGTAAAGAAAATGCTACCCCGTTCTTCTTAATATCGGTAGCCCACAGAGTGTCCATTGATACCACTTTAGTTATACCGCCTATTTCATAAGTATCACCCCCATGTGTAAATTCAATAGTATTAAATTGTCCGTCTGTTCCCAGTTGAATATCCGTTAAAAATTGTGTAGGATTGCCATCACTGTCTTTTATGCCTCGTATTACTGTTACTGGTTCTGATGGATGGGGGCCGCTTGCAGTAAATGAGATGGCCCCTTGCATAATACTATCATCATAAACACCTGGGATAATTTCATTACCTGATGTTTGGAATTTACTTTCTAAAGAATATAATAAAGTTCTATCAATACACTGTCTTCCTCCATCCACATATTCCCAATTTATGTTCACAAAAATAATCATTGTGATTGTCTTCCACTTATCATTCTTAATAAACTTAATTTGTACATTAGGTTTGCCTGGTTGATTGGGAACTAAGATGGCCGAAAATTTATAGGTGTTGAGTCTATCATCTTTGATATACTCTAAAGACCTAGCATTAAAATTAGGTACTACCTCTGGATTGGATTTAGGTTTTCCTATGATCTTTATACCTCTTAAAAATGCTTCGGCGTAATTATTAGCATCTCCCCCAGAAAAAGTACCCCAACGCACTTGTTTATCAATAAGAGTGATCTCATTCTTAAAATTAAATTTATCCACTAAAAAGTAATCTGTAAAACCGTCAGATGTTACTTTCTGAAAAGTGCCAGGAATGTATGGAGTCCCAAGATTGGGATCGGCTTCTTGCTCTTCTTCAGGTGCTCTTTCAAAATAGCTCCAAGATTCTTCTAAAGCTTCAGGTGTAAAATATTCTGGTATCTCACATAAATAATACCACTCGTGTGTATAACCCAATGGATATTGTTGTAAATCATAGCTAGATGAAGCAAAATTATCTACACCAAATGCTTCCGAAACATCTAATCTATAAGGATGATTCCTAACATCTTTACCGTATTCATAGTAACACCACTTGTTAATGTAAGGTGTAATACGTGATGCCACTGCTTGAGTTTTTAAGAAATTCTCTTCTAAACGTTTATATTCTGAATCAATGATAGCATCTACAGTAACATCTGGATCGGCCTCTCTTAAAAGTCCTATGAGATTTGCAAACCCACCATCGGCGTAAAAATCAATTATGTCTGTATCACTCCCAACACCTAAATGTTCTTCGTTACCTGCTGTACCTTCACCGAGTTGGTTGTACTCTTGGTACTCATAAGCCAATTCACCTTCTTGGCTATAAAGTTCACTATAAAAATCAAAATCAAAATCCCTAACTGGAAAAAACGAAAATCTTCCAAACGAAGGTTTGTAATCTACATAAACAGCAGCTTGACTAGTGCTTGTTAAAAATATTTGATCTTGTTCTAATTGTATTAATACATATTTGTCAATATCTGTATATCCAATAATTAGTCCATCTTCATTTACAATAGGTTCTTCTAAGTAAGGTGTGTAACCTAAAATATTAGAATAACCACCCTTTGTCTTTACAAATCTATCTGTTGTGAATCTGTCCTGCGCACCCAAGTCCACCTTTAACTGTCCATTCTTAACATCACTTCCACCAGTAAAATTAGCATATTGTGAGGTACTAGGATAAGTCTTAAGCTCTATTTCTGGATAGGCAATATCTATTTCAAACCTCAATTGATTGAAACGTGACCCTACATATCTACTCTTAACATAAGTTACATCATCATTAAATGAAGCATTAAAGAATCGTTCCCCTATAGGAATTCCTCCGTTTATGGCTCCAGACAAAGCTTGAGCAACTTCTTGTAATGTACCGTTAGGATTAAAGAACTGTTCATATGAAGTACCTGGACCATTAGTTTCAGCAGATGATGCAGCCACTTCATCTATAAATTTGTTGCCATCATAAAACCTAATTCTGTAACCGTCTACAGGTTGCTCTAAAAACTGAAAGCTAGCCATCGCAGATCCCTTATCTTCTAATATTTCACTCTTGGCAAAAGTTTTGGGCTGCTTATATCCAGTAAGAACTGATATGTCAATTTTTTTATCAAAGAGACGTAATTGATTTCTTCCCCAAACAGAACCCTTTTTAATACTGTGAAAATTATCTTTCTTATCTTTAACATAAAAAATACAATCAACTTCGTTTACTCGAGCTGGTGTTGGGATCCCGGTCACAGTAGCTATGGTAGCAGGATCTAGATATAAAAGAATACCCAAAGGATTCTCTAATTCCAAAGGTGTGTTTAATTTCTCGGAAACTTCAGTGATAGTAGTTATCTTTGGAGTCTGTGTCTTTTCTGTACCCTTGTAAAATCCTGTTCCAGATAAATCAAAATCACCCTCATCGATATCATTCACATACAGTCCAAAATATCTGTTGTAAGAATAGTCAGGAGCATTTGTATCACTAAATAAAAATTGAAGATTTATGAGGTTTGCTAATATTACACCGTTTCGCTGAAACCCTTGTGTAACATAATATTCATCTTGTAGTATTGTACTATCTTGTGTTACCATTCCTTCATATGAAAAATCACCTCTTGTAACAAAGCCTCCTTTTTTATAGGAGATGCCACTCCACTGAAAGGGTTCATCTTTACGCCAACTTACCTGTAAAGGTGCTTTAGGAAAATCAAGCTTATTTCTATAATTTCTTAAATAAGAACCGATGTTACTTTGTGATCTAAGATCAAATGTTTTGACTATAGTACAATTTTCCAACACATTTTTAGTAAAATCTTTAGAAGTCTGTGCAGAATCTTCACCATCTAAAGGATTAGCAGCATTTTTATTATTAACAGCTACTGGATCATCTAATCTAAAGATGATAAAATAATTTGGTATTTGTTCATTCAACCATAAGGGTGCAAGCAAACCTAAATCTTCACTGTAAGACTCAGATGCAATAGAAGCTGTCCCTGCATCATAAAACATTTCATACTGATCTCGGTATTTTGAGAGGACAGCGGTATCTTCAAACTGTTGATAAACATCATAAGCAATATCCTTTGGAACTGAACCTTCTTTGTAAAATGTATGAATATCATTTTCATATGATGACTCAGGATCTATCTTAAAGGCTTTAAACCTAGAAGAGGAGAGAGCTGTGTTCACACTAAAAGATTCCAAATAGAGATTATCCTTACTGTCTACAACTAATTTTACATTCGTGGTAAGTTTTGGATTGGTCCTAATTAAACTATAAGATGCATCATTGAGTAATTTCTCCGCCATTTAGCAGTCGCTTTTTTTATTTATTCACCAAACATCAAGCACTAAATGGGTCAAGCAGGCATCGTAGGGAAGTATCCATCTTCAAAAGATGTCTTGCCCCGTCCCTCTATATCTTTATCAACTTTAGTCTCACTAATCGATGGTGATAGGCGAGCAATAACTTTTTCTAAGTCGATTAAACCTTTTTGGATGGTAGCTGCTGGGAAGCTTTTAATGTTAAGTTGTGTAGAGCGATATGTGGCAAAAATTTCTACATCAAACTGATAAACATCATTAACAGTCTTGTAAATATCAAAGCCTATAGTCTTAGAATAAGTTACATTTACTATAGAACCGGAACTATCTCCCGCAACATTACCTCGACCTCCACCGCTAGAACCTGAACCTTGCCCCCAATAATCTGTCATTCTGTATTGAAATATTAGAGGTATGTTTAAAGCACTAGCCGAACCGAACTGAATCGATTTAGTAGATTGAGTAGAATCTCCGGATACCTGTAACCCTTCATGGTTTTCAGATGCAATAAAGAGATAAGAACCGCAAGACTTCTCTCCTAATAAGAATTGATCAAGTGGTGAGAAACTTTGTTTAACATTCCTAGCATAATTAACAGTAGTCAAACCTACATAATTTAAAGTAGGACTAGCCTGAAAAGTTTGTATTCCGGATGGTGGGGTTAAACCACCAGGATATGGGGCAACACCAGGTAATAAACTAAGTGCAGTAACATCTTCATTTAAATAAATGTTCTGAGCCTTTCCCTTTCTTTCCCCACTCTGTAACGGTGCAAATTTAGATTGTCTGAATAATACTTCCGCTCCACCGCCAATTCCAGTAGCATCATAAGTACCAGCAGATGCCACAACACTATCTCCGGTTGCATCATTATATGCCGCTTCAAAGGCTGTTCCGCTACTCACCCACGGGTGTTCTATGTGAACATCGATAGTATCACTATTTAATCCCTCAAAATCAGAAGTTGTTTGTGGAACATTGGATATAAATCGACCCGACCAAATAAAATCTCCAGTTCCAGTAAGAGGAGTGGCTCTCCCGTAAAAATTTTCTGAGGTATCTAAGTTTATTGCAAATTGATCTTCTGGGTTTACATAATCATAAAATACTTCTTCAGATGAAACATCTTTAAATCTACTGAATATAAATTGCCCTTTATTCTGTGCTGATTGATATGGTGGCATTGAAATATCCTGCCCAAAAGGATCACCCACGGGCACTGTAGGATTGGTTAATAGGATGGGTGTTAAATCATATTTCCTCAATGTATTGTAATCACTATCATCAGTTGAATAAGTAGCTACACCGCTACTTTGATTAGAAGCACTATCATCTAACCAAGGATAGGTGGCAGGTAAAATAACAGCACCTGTTGTATCAAGATTAACAGCAGGGGCGATAGGATTAGGATTCTCAGATTGTTTAACCATTCTCCTTCTATTTCCTGTAACTCTGGAAATTAATTGAAGTGTAGTTTGTTCGGAATTGGCTAAATTAATAAAAAATGTCTTGCTTACTATGGCACCCCTAGGATCATCTAAGTCTTGAACTTCAGATTGATAAAATCCTGCAAAAACTTTGGTTAAAGTATTCCTATTAAGGGCAGTAGAATTACCTAGTTCATCTACAAGGGTTACCACCAATTTCCCACTCAATACACGAAGTATCTCAGAAAATTCGGCTAATGTATTTTGAATATCTACAAGTTTAGTAAATAGGTCTACAGGTGTTTGGTTTTCTGATAAAAATCCGGATGCTATTGTAGGAGCAGTGTGGGCAAAATATTTTTCATTAGCAACGAACGAAGAACTTAAGTGTTCATCTATTCCCTTTTCTTCTAAATCTTCTTCTAATGCTATCCTAGCAAGGTCTTCTTTATTCTCTGCTAATATTGTTTCTACAGGCCCATTTGAGCTTAGATTAGCCGGAAAGTCTACTCTTACAGAATTAGACCAATTACTTTCTAAGGGGTTAGATGGCCACCCTGCTTCGCAAACAGACTTAACCTGTACCTCAACAATTTCGCCCTTCCTTACTGGAATATCTAATTGGTTTATGTTAATTGACTCAGCATTATCATCATCTATTGCAACCCACTCATATAACCCAGTAGTTGAATTTTTTTCTCGAGGACGAATTGTACTCGATATTTGAACCCAATTAGAAAAGGCTCCTGAACTAGTGCCGATGCCATCTTGGAATTCAAATTCATTGACAGGATTTGCAGCACCGTCGGCCGATAAGTATCTGTACCTTGTAACGAATTGAACAATATCCTGTACTCCAGTTGCCGGAGCACTTTTAGGTTCAGGCATTGGCCAAAATCCTCGGGCTCTATACTTAGGAACTACACTTCCCACAGAATTATCTTCCCCCTTAGCTGCTATTTCTTTTACTAAAGAAGCATAGAGTTCGGCCTGAGAACTCCTAGTAGTTATCAACCCTTGTAATTCATTCTTATCAGCATCTCTTTCTACAGCAGTAGCATAATTGGTAGTTTGTATCCTAGTCCTCATGGAGGAGATAGCAGTATCATATTCTTTAAGTTCAGCTTCTAAAGAATTTTTGGCATTATTCAAATCCACTAGTTGCACCACGGCATCCGAATTAGTTACCTGCCCATTAATAAGTTTAACCTTAAAGTCATCAGCATTAATTTCGGGGGCATTAGGTTTTATGCCCTGTTTGGTGGTAGGAATCTTATCTTGTGCAAAAGATAAAAGAAAGCTTCCAAAATCTATTGCTTGTTGCTGATAAAATGTAGCTAAACTTTCATCAGTTCCTGCTTGATTTGTTATGGTCAATTCACTGGTATAAAAACCAGAACCGGGTGACCATTCTACTGCAGGTATCTTAGATTCCGGATCAATGGGTTTTACAAATGTAACACACCTTTCATCAAATCCTATACTCACGTCTAACTCTACCGTTTCGTTTGTGCTTGAAGCAATTTTAAGAACATCTGCTCCTATTAAAATAGGCTGTGCACCTTCTATTAGTTCTAAGACAACAGAACTTGTGCTTTTATCAATTTGTAAGATTTCATATCGAGTATTTACTGGGTCGGATATCACTTCTAAAGAATCTCCAATCTTTAATCCCATTGTATCTGGGAACTCAGTTTCTATGTCAGTATAAGTAGTCTTATTTAATTTATAGAGTTTCTTTGTAATAGTTTGGCTTACTCCATTGACTTCTTCTGTTACTTGAACATCTGATATCCTAATAACACTGAAATTGCCAGTATATTTTTTATTCCTTGGAGGTAAATCCACAACCTCTTCATCTAAGACAAAGGTCATATTCAAATTTACAACATCTTGTAAAAATGTATCATAAACTAAGTCGGATCTGCTATTAAAATTATTGTTAAAATAGTTTATCTTACTCTGTGTGTCAGTATTTAAAATGTATCTTTTAACAATGGCTCTTTCGGTATCGATAGGTACCTGTCCAGTTAAATCAAAGGTAACATAGAGAAGAGGATTAATCAAGCCTTCAAAGAACCAATTAGATTTGACATCAAAACTATTCACACTGTTGATAGAAGTCAGGGTTGGTGCTTCTACAGGTAACCGAGCTAGGACTAATTTTCTAAAAGTTCCATCAGCTAATCTCATGGAACTATCTCCGCCGCTAATGTTAGTGATAACATCTAAGTTCCTATCAACTCTTTCTATAGAATTTTTAAGAAAACCAAAACTTGGTATAGTAACACGGGAAATTGTACCGTCATCGTTTTGTAAGTCAACAGTAACAGAATCCAAGCTTGATGTTATAGCCTGGTTTACTTTTTCAAAACTCTCCATAGAATTATTGAACATTCTCAAGAGTTCAGGTAAGAGTGTTTGTATTGAATTTTGTTCTGCCATTAGGTAATACGTTCTTTATTTATTTATTTGATAACATCATAGACGAAACTTAAAGTTGCCTGATCAGTACATATGATTTCAATAATAGGTGTAGAACTTAGAAGTTCTGAATCATCTATCTCTGCCATAAGAATACCGTAGGATCCTGTATTTAATCGACTTAGTGAATCAGTATAAACTTTTATTTTCTGAGAGCCTATTTCTAATGTTGTGTCAAATACTAATTTAATAGTCTGCCCGGTTTTAAACTGTATTGCAGAATCATCTATTTTAAAGATGAGATCGCCACCTGCTTGATTAGTAGTATTCATCCTACACATATTCGTATAGGGCTGAAGACCAAAAAATACGGTAGGTGTAGCCACATTAATATTAAGAGGATTTAGTGGATCTATTACATCCCCGTTGCCATCTTTAGGAGCATCAAAGACATATTCTTGTACACCTAATGAGAGCGTAATTTGATTAGGAACATTAGTATCTACAATTATTCCACCCCCGGCTCTAACAACACTTGTATTATATTGAAGTTGTACCGAAGTTTCACCGTTAGCTAAAGATTGAATTTCATCAGCATTTTTGGCAATAAGATCTAAGAGTGTGGTTCCGCTTGAGAATGCAAGGGAGGCATTATTTATTTGTTCTTGCAAACCGTTCACTTGGTTCTGCAAAAATTCAACACTACTTACTGAAGATATAACATTCTCAAGACTCTGTACCTTTTGGTCCAGTTCAGAAATTTCTAACTGTTGTCTTTGGAATATTTTAGACGATTCTTGTAGTTGCGCCGTAGCGTCACTAAAGAGGCCCATCGAAAACGTATTATAGTCATTAACAATGGTATCGATCCCAGTAGTTCCAGGAGAAGCATCGAATCTTAAATTTATTTTGAAGCCAAAAGAATTACCATTTTGACCTGTAACTTTGTTCGGTTTGTATTTCGGATACCTCTGTATATATCCACCGTCTGTTGTCGGAGTTATATTATCTAAAAGAAGTATTCCGTAAAGATTTGTAACGGTTTTTGAAGAGTCACTAACATCTATTAAATCATAATAAACCAGGACAGCATTAAATTCAAAATTACCGGATAAATCTGACCCGTTAAATTGAGGTATAGTAGAAAGTGTGTTATCATTAGTAATTTGTGCGTAATCGTTAGGATTCCAATCTAAAGTTATTCCTCCTAATTTATTTCTTCTATATGCTACTCCTGCGAATCCTGCAGGACTTCCGTAATCTGCCGGGTATTTTTTAATGTCTACATTAGAAGCATCCGTAAATGTAGTAGGTTCAGTAAAATATGCATCATTGGTGCTTGTGGGTTGTGGTTGGTTCATCCAGTTTGCATTAGGATCGGTATATGTTATAGAATTATCTACATCATAAAATGCAAGTATAGAGAGTGCTTGTGGGTGTACCGTTGCAGCATTCCTTCCTTCGATGAATTCATCCGAACCCTGTATGGCTAAGCTAGGTTGATAATTAACATCTTCTATAGGATCAAATAAAATTGTGGGAGTGTTACCAACTTCAGTAGGAACGTTGATATAAAGCTCAGTATAAGCCTCCCCAGCCTTTTCAACATTATTTATCATATCAATCTGACCCAAGTATTTGACAACTGGCTCGTAATGAACTGTTCCTGTACAAGAATAGTCTTCTTCAACAAATAAAGGTCTTGTCACTCCGGGAGCCTGTTCAATGTTCGTTGCATTCCTAAATCGTAGTGCGCCAGTTTCTTTAAGCCACTTAAAAAATATTTTCTCTGCTGGTGATTGTTTAACATCCGGATCAAAGTCTGGATCACTTAGTATAAGTTCTTCTAAGTTAAGAGCATAGTTCTGTAGACTTTCTGTCCAATTGACGTTAGGATCGGCTTTTAAACCTCCGTTCCAAATCATGCCGTCAATAGTATCAAACTGCATGTAATTTTCAAAGGTACCAAAATCGGTGAATGAAAGTTTGTTAAAGTTAGGAATATTAAGCAAAGCAAATTTGGAAAAGACCAGTCGGGTGTTCTCATTGTTGAGAGTTTTCGAAAGGTCTCTAGCTGCTGACGAGAACGTGTAAAAGGTCCCGCCGTCTACTTGCGGTGTTCTGATTAAAGGCGTCGTTGCCATCTACATTCTATTTTTTACGATACGGTATATCCTGTTCCTCCAATTATATACCAATCTCCATTTCCAGTGCCATCATCTACACATAATAGATGAACTGTCTGTCCAATGCCATTCATAGATATTGTAGTACCACTGCCTTGTAAAACGAAATTAAGTCCAGGGCTCGTGATTTCAACTTCACCACCTGCAGCACCTGAGTAGACAAAGAATATTTCCTGTCCTATTTTACCATCCCATAATTCTATTTGTACTGGAGTACTTCCTGAATTAGCAACTCTTTCTATGGTGTACGGTGGAAGAGCTGTACTCGTCCCAACTGAAATTGTACTACTTGCAGCAAAAACATCATCTAAAGTCTGGGGGTCTACATTATTTCTGGTTAGACCGCCTCCGTTAAGATTTATATCACCACCCTCTACATTAACATTTGATATTATATCAAACGTGCTAGCATTAATATCCAACCTAACCGTTGAAAGACCTACTCGCAATGCGTCTGTCTGTAAATTATTAAGGTTAGTGATGGTTCCTGCAGATGGAGAGAAGTACACTTCCATCGAATTAATTTCATTAGCCAGAATGTTAAAATTATCATTTATGACTATACGTGATCCGGATAAAGAATCAGTACCGAGAATTTCTGTTACGCTTATTGCCATTACTTTCTATTTTATTATTAAGATATTTTTCTCTTTGGTATATTTATTACCATTTGTATCTTCAAGTTCTAACCCTATTTTATATTTCCCCGTGTCTTTAAAGAGGTAGGTTAAGTATTTACTCTCAAAATATATATTAGAGTCATTTGGATCTGTAGTATTAGTTATTGTCCACTTAGGGTCCGTCTTTCCTGATATCTTACAATTATCATAAACGAACATTATCCAAGTCATTCTTTGTAAAGTTTTACCGTCAATAATAAACTTAGCTGTATTCCAAGTAGGATTGCTAGCGGTACTCTGTCCACTTCTATAAATTATGCTCTCGCACCCAGTAGCAGAGACAGGGAATCCTGTAACAGTAGAGGCACAGATCCTATCCCCTACATTATCAACAATGTCCACATCTTTAAAATCTCCATACTTACCAAAGTACCTAGCAACACCTTGTACAAATATCTGCTGATTAGATGCATCTAATACAAGATTGTAAATGTACTTGTGTATGATAGGATCAGTGCTTAAGTTAAGTTGATTAACAGCTTCTCGTAAAGTATTTGTAGATGCATCAAAATAATGTTCACCTACATTACCTTCTAAGTCTGTGATGTCCAGGTAACTGTTAGGAATAACTTCTGCAAACTGAAAGAATGCAGGGGTATCTCCAGTAGTCGAAGTCATATCCCACCATAAGTGGCAAGTATCATTCCAATCTCCAGTATCTAAGTTATCCCAGAAATAAGGTCCTCTCCAACTGACATTTCCGTTATCTTGCCAATTTAAGATTGTAAAATTAGGGTTCACCCCTAGCCCAAAATTATTAAGGATAGCATTAACTCTATCTAAAGATTCATATAAACTGGCTTGTTCCTCTTCCCATGTAGTGACAGGAGGTATGGGCAAGTCCCAATAAGAACCATAATCCTTCCAAATATATTCACCCTCATCGTGCCATGTATACTCACACTTACGTGATTGATACCATCCTAAGAAATCTACTTCTCTTCCTTCTATACATATCTCATCTAATTTAACTTGAGTAGAGATATTATTATAGAGATCAAATAACCTCATTTCTACCGAGTAGTTACCTATCCACGGCAAGATTAGTGGAAGCTTATCATAATCAGGTAACGGTCCTCTAATGTTATAGTAATAAGCTGGAGTCTCATCCTTGTCTTTGTAAATAGTCCACTCAATTTCTTGAAAATTACCTCTTAAAATACTGTCCCAGGTAAATAAAAGTGTTCCAGGTACCTGTTCTCTCAAGAACTGAGCACTACTGAGAGGGGATGCTTTGGTAAGAGTTATTTCCAATAAGTTAGAAGTTGTACCCCACACTCGTACCACTGGACCGCTTGTAGTATTTGGATCTGAAATATCATAAAAGATCCAAGGAAGAACATAAGTGGTTCGTAAAGTCATAAGCTGTGTGAACAGTGCATCTCTTACTATGGTTGCTGTGTCTCCAGGTGCAGCTGTGTAAGAAGCACCAGTACCAGTTGCAGGATCGGTAATTGTAAAAGTATCACCCATAGAAGGACTTACCGGTTCAAAATCAAAATTGTGATATACTCCGTTATCTAATTGAAACCAAGTAGAGTTTACATCATCCCAAGTTAATTTACCAAAACTGGTATTTTCCAAGACGATTGGTGCTCCTACTGGAATTCCTGGCTTATCCGGAAGTCTGTGTGAACTTTCACCATCTACCCAATCTAAAGTATTGATGTTAGGGGCATACCTACTAAAATATGCGAGGTAAACATCAGACAGCTCCTTAATTGTAAAATCATTTCCATCTACAGGAGGTCCTAAGACACCATGTGGATCTGGTCCTATCGGAGGCAATGGAATGCCCTCACTAGTATCACAACCAATAATACAGGACCCAACTATACCACTTCCTACAACACAACAATCTTTATAAGGACCTAATACTAAATTTTGAGGGTAAGGGCAGAACCCAGTAGTATCTGGATAAAGTAAACAACCTATGTCTCTTAAATCTTGGATGAGGTTACAACCTTCAGGCGTATACTTAAAGTCAGCATCAATGCCAGCAATAATACTGTTAGCATCATTTCTACTGATGGTGTTAGTAACTTCCTGCAGACCGAAAAAATCAGCCTCTCCTATGATGTCTTTAATGTGGGCATTAAGAGGAAGAAAATCCTTTTCTAGTTTTTGCTTAAGACCGTAAAGTTTAATTAGAATTTCTTCTATGGAAAATTCAAAGACCTCTTCAGTTTCTGGCAAATCTTCATCATCAAATGTATCTGGGATTATCTTGTTTATTCTGTAAATCAAACTAAAGAGACTAGTTTTCCTAAACCTCTTATTAGGGAGCGTGATGGACTTATCGTTGTAATTAACATTTGGATCAAATGCATGGATAGGGTTGCTCTGTATATACATTCCGTACATAGGTGAAGTTTTATCCACATTTTTCCAGTATTCTTTAATGCTAAGATTACCGTACCCAAAGTATTTAATGACATTTACAAGTCCCTTATAAGATCCCAAAAATGTATAGATGTTTTGAGCTTCCATCATCATCTCCTTTCTCTTGAGATTAAGTTCTTGCCAATCTGGTAAAATTTCATTAATATCAGTATCCTTAAAGATAGATGAATCGTTAGCCAAAACCTGATATCCAAAATTCTGGCACATTACTTTTAATCTTTCATCTTCTTCTACGGTCTCTCCGTATATCATGAACTCTGCCACTAACTTACCAGTGCTCTCATCTCTGATGTATAGCATTCGTTTGTAAGTATTACCTTCTGCTGGGTGATCACCAAGAATGGAAGAACATGCAATGTTTACAGCTAAAACTTCAGATGTGATTATAGAAGTTTCTAAAAATCCTTGGGTATTGTAAAATTGATTAGGATCATAATCTAAGTGAACTTTGATCTCATCATAAATTTCAATTAAAGGTTTAGGTGTTTCTTTACAAGGTTCTCCATAACCGGCTTCATATTGAAATAAGAATAATTCAGTAGGATCTATGTCTTTCCATTCTAGGAGCCAACCTCCAGCACCAGGTTGCCCAGTTCCTCCTGTAGAACCTGGTCCTCCGCCTGACGGTTCCATGTCATGAGGAAATCCAAATTTTTTGATTCCGGTATTAGTGTCAATGAATTCTTCTAAGATGAAGATTTGAGCCACCTCATACAAACCTGTAGAAACTTTAGGTAAGTAAATGTCTCCAGTCCAGATATCTCGGGATTCATCATAATCAAAATTGTAATACTGTCCATTTTTATCAAAGAAATGTAACTGTTTCCAAAGGTTCACTAAGTTTAATTTATTTTTTGATAATCCTTAGGTACGGCATAATTGAAATAAACTCTAATGTACTTAACCATATTAATGTACTTAACCATGATAGGTTGTAAGTACCTAGTCAAGAAAGTATCCATGTTAGGATTCTTAAACATATAAGTTGAAAGAGTCTTCTTAAATAATTCTGATCCATAATCAAAACCTAAATTCTTTAAATCTTCCCAGTGAGTATACGAATATTCATATAAGCTTGGAAAGCCAGTTCTTCTATTCGGTCCTTTGTCAATCATTAATTATTTTTATTTACTTGTCCACCAATACTCTTCATAGTTGGAGTCCCTTCTAATCTTCCTGTATTCTGACCCGGAGAATTTTTACCGTCAGCTATTGTGGTTCCTCTATTTCTTCTAAGATTATTAAAGTTCTTTTGTTGAGTCTTCGAATAAAGATCATTAGGTATGCTAGCTTTAAAGAAGATGTTAAGTGAACTTAGTTTATTTTTGTCTGGGTAAGTTTCATAATAATTACCATTCCTATCTTCCCAACCACCTCTAATGATTGCCAACTCATCATTATTAATTACAATATCTCCAAAATCATCTAAGCCTAAAAGAGGATCTTCTATCGTATTACCTTCAGGTCCTTTCTTTAGTTCTATTTTTTTCTCTTCTATTAATTGCATTTGATCGGTTGCAGGATCCATCCTATAAACAGGTACGGTATAGTACCCATCCCTTATAGCCTTTTCGTTTTCTTCCGAGATGAAAAATACATTTACAGAATCCACACCTTCTACATTTTCAATAATCGAAATGAGATCAGATCGAGGTACCCTATCTCTCCTCTGAACATTTAAAAAATACTGATTCAATTGGTTTTGGATGTCTGCACCCATTGCTCCCTTGTCAGCATTTTCAAAATAACGAAGGACAATGTTAAGAGCATATTTTTTGATGATAGGATCTTTTATCCTTACTTCTGCGGTTACGACCTGTCTTCCGCTTTCATTTAAGATGTCCAAGACCATCTCCTTTTCTTCTGCGTCAAGACTAAATTCTTCTGTAGGGACTGTGAAGTATGTCTTATCACTGGTCAATTTCTTTTTGATATCTGGTATTAAAAATAGATAAATGATGTTATCATCTGCTATGTACTCATCATCTTTAGTATTATATGCATCTATGAAAGAAAAGAAATCATATTTACTTAAGTAATAAATGTAATTATTAGGATTAGCTAATACAAACGATCTACTTGAATAGGGTGCAATCAATCTCGTAAAATCAGGATCTTCTGTATTGCTCCCAAAATTTGGGGATCGTAGTACATTAATTTGAAGAACTTCACCTAAGTCCACGTCTTGGCCTAAGAAGTCTGCACCCGGATCTTCAAATTTAAACTTTAATCCCTTTCCTCCAATGTTGCCATTAGAACCGTTAGTCTTAAGATATTCAACTTTGATGACAGCACCTAAAGGTGGTATCTTACCAAATTGATTGTTACCAAAGAAAATATCTAAACCGCCATTCATTCCTGTCATGACCATACACTTAGTATCATTGTAATTCATATCATAAAGTGATTCTACGAGTTCAAAATTTTGACCATCCACTTTTACTTTGATGTTAAAATTATCAGTAGCACTCTTAGTACTCAGTGAGAAACTTTGGAGGGATGTACCGGTGCCTGAAAAGGTCTGCTCTTCAATCTCTCCTTGTAATATTTCTACATTGACCCACTCTCGTGAAGTCTTCTGTAATCTAATGTAAGGACTGTCAAACTTAAGTAAATATTTGTACCCATTATTTTCTATCTGTACTCGAGTTCCTTGGGCTATATCTACAAAATCACCTTCTACTAAAGTAGCTGCGTTAGCATTCAATCTTAACCCAATCATTCCTATTGCCGAGATACCCCGGGTAGGATTATGTCCTGTCAAACGTGAAAGACCATAAATAGATTCAATATTTCGTGCTTGTGCAATGTTTAATTCAGTAGAGGCAGCTTCAATATAAAACATTATCAGTTCTCCCATATTGGAAACTACTGTTAAGACTTGTCCAAAGGGGGAGGATGGTGTAAATACACTCTTAGCCTGATCATAAGTCCTCTGTAAGTATAAATAAGAATCTTCAAATAATTCTGTTGCTTTAATTCTTGTCTTACTAAAAAATGACATTCATTCAATTTATTTTAATATAGCACTCCTACTACTCTTTTATCATTAACAATAATATCAATGAAACAACCATTTCTATTCTCGGCTGTGAAATACTTAACATGTACATCAACATTAAACCCATCATATCCTGTTAAACAATATTCTACTATCTGTTGACCAATTTTATTTCTAATGATATCCTCATTATTCGTTATAGAAAAAATGAGACTATCTAAATCACAACCAAAATCTTCAGCCCCCAACACTTCAGTCTTATTAGTAAAAAGTGTATTTTCAATCTTAATGATTAAATCATCTAATGCTTCATCTACCTCTAACCTCTTTTCACTGTACTTCGGTGCATCGGTGTCACGGCTATAAAAATCTTTGATCTGAGGCATGAAGGTTAACTTTTATTATATATTCGAGGACGGAGAAGAGTGGATATTAACCTGTAAAGAAATAATCAACACCTTCATCGCCCTTAATTTCTTCTACGACTTCTTCTAATTCTGTCTGACCTTCATTCATTACCAAATCATAATTTATTGTAATGTTTCCTGGTAAGTTAAAATTAAAGGTTCCTAAAATTCTAGAAAGTTGAATTTTTGCTTTAGCAATGCAATATCTAATGAATGCCTCATCTTGGAATAAAGCACAATCAGGTATGGTAGTAAACACTTGAAAAATAACATCATTATCAGGAAGCTGTCCAGTGAACCTAAACTCATGAGTTAGGCGATTATATGTATAGCCTATCTGTGCTTGTAAAACCTGTCTGGAATTATCTATGAATTTAGAATTAATGACATAATACATAAGGTTATCACTACCTATACCAGCTCCATACATATCACTGTAAATAAACTTATCTATAGAAAAATCTATATCTCCAGCAGAAAAACTAGTAGAACCAAAGCCACCATCTTCACCAGAAAAACCGCCTATTTCATAAACAGCATTTACAGCATAAACTTGTTTGGGCATCGGTACAACGCCACGTGTACTCTGTAAGTTTGTCTTGCTTAGAGTATCTGATTCTGGTTCATCTTCTAACCCTCTCTTAAATGATTGTTTAAGAAAGGCAGACTTAGGTAAAGCAATGTACATTTCCTGTACACTATCTTCATATATCTTATAGAAATATTTTTTTGCTCTACCGACAATTCTAGCCAATTCTTTCTTGGGAACTGTGAATGGAATTTGACAGGCTATTGTCAGCTCATCATTAATCTCTTGAATCAATTCTTCTAAACATTTATTTTCTGCGGGATCACAATCTGTAAGTGCCATCTTTTATCTTATTTTTTCATATTCAATTATATCTGTATCAGATGATATCCTAGCATGATTAGTAACTTTACCTTTTCTAAAAATTCCACCGACCATCTCTCCACTAAAAACACCCCTCATACCAAAGATGAAACAATCTTCTGTTACCACATTTCTATTGACATAGGAATCTTCTATCTTTGAAGCTTTTATTAATGAAGATCCAAAGATGTTACATTCTTTAAGAGATGAATCATTAATGTCTGAAGAAAAAATATCACAGTTAGTAATGTTACCTCTAACTTTACAATCTACTAGGTCTATTCCTTCTACCGCAAAACACCTGGGTAGGTCAGCATCTTTGAGCTGAAGTCTTCCTAAATCACTGTCATAATTTATCCACCCTTTTTTAAGACCCGATTGAGTAATGAGTTTGAATATTTCTTCTCGCATTTTAGGATAGTACATTTCTACGATTTGCTGAGAAGAATTCAAATCTACTAGGAGTTTTATGTCAGGGAACTTTTGGTGAAACATTCCAAAGGACTTATACCCTTGAATTACATCTTTGTGTTTTTCAAGAATAGCATCTAATGTGTTTATATCTTCTTGTGTATAAGTAGGATTTAAAAGAGATTCATATAGAGATAAGATAAAATGTTCAGCCAAACTCAGTATCTTGTGGTACTTCTGTTCATAATCTTTACCACCTATGTATCTAAATTCAATATAACCTTTAGGAACCTTGGAAAAATTCACCCCGTAATATTTTTCACTAACGAACATGTAATTTTTAGAAAGAATCTTTTCTGGGGATTGTTGATGGAACCCACTAAGAGGAACTATGAATTTGATAGACTTAGCATAGACAGAATTTTTACGATCTGGGAATTCTTCGAAAACTTTATTCTCATCAAAATTAAGAACGAATTTTCCAATGTCTAGCCTAGAGACATTAACTTCAGGACCTAGAGCCTTTCCATCAAAAGCAATGTTAAGATGAATAGAACACTTATCATTTGTAGACCCATTCTCCTTTATCCACTTAAGAGTCTTAGCTAACACTAATTTAGCTTCTGTAAATGGAAGAGGACCCGATACAAGTTCTATCATCCCAGTGCCTCCGGACTTATCTGGTTCTAATTTGAAAGTTTTGTCGGTGGGAATAAAGTCGCTATGTGCCTTTTCTTCTATTCTTATTCTTTTGTCCAGAGATTCCGAAAGTCCTGATCGGACTTCATCTAAATCTTGTTTTGAAAAGAATTCAAATTCTAAACCAATCTTGGAAAAATGAATAGCATTTAATTGCTCATTAGTGTACATACATTACTTGAATTTTTTTATATATTTCAATTCAAGTCTGTATAAATTTAAGCTAAAGCCATAGAAACTTTTTTCTCTACAGCATTGACACCTTTGATCCTTACAGAAATAATGTCACCCTTAGAAATTTCTACACCTTTTAATTGAGTCTTATGAATTAAGCCACTGATGCCCTTTTCTAATTGCACAAAAGCACCGTAATTTGTTATCTTAGTAATCTTTCCTTTTACCTCTGAGAAAGGTGGGTATTTTTCTACCGCTACATCCCAAGGATCTATGGGTGCACCTGTTTGGGTAAGTATAATTTTTTTCTGATTAATGATTTCTTTTACCCAGAAATTTAGTTCATCTCCAGGTTTAATATCTCTGTTGTCAAACTCTTCTTTAGAATCTACTAATTCAGCTTTAGGAATGAGTCCTGTCAGACATTCATTAAATTCAGCAAAAACACCAAATGCAGTAGTACCTGTAACGAACCCAGTTATTTTTTCTTTTAAGTTACCTCTAAGATCTTCTATTGCCTGAGGAATTTTAGTCTGAAGATATTCTCTACACGAAACGACGATTGTTTCTTTTTCTTTAGAATAGGTTATGGGCATTACTATAATCTGCTGTCCTACAAGGGATTCAAAGTTATGAAGTTTATTCATCCCAGCTAAAGATCCTGGCATAAATGTTTGTATGCCTGATACTTCTACCCAATAACCACCGTGTATTAGTTCTTTAACAGTAGCAGTAAAAGCGAGTGATTTGTTATTAATAGCTTCTAATATTTCTCTACGCTTACACTCTTCAAAGGCTTCAGAAATACTAGCTGAAACTTCTCCATTCTTTTTAGGTTTGACTTTGATGTCTATATTCAACCCTACTTTAAGAGCATCTATTATTTCTTGAGGTTCCTTACCTAAGTTTATATAAGCTGTATACTTAGAACCTATATCCACTAAAGCTTCTCGGAGAGTGCCATCTGGATTCTTCATAAGATGAGTTATTTCACCCTTAGTAAGATGGGCTATATTTTCGTGGGTGTAAATGTCTTTCTCATAATCAGATACGACACCATACATCTCTAACATCTCTGGAGCATAGGGCTCAGTAGATATTAATTTAACTCCTTTTGGTAATTTGACTGTGATTACTTCCGTATCAAACGGATCCTCACTTTTTTGAATAGTTATCTGTTGTTCAATCATTAAGTATTAATTAAAGCGTATACTTGGAATGTTATTTATTATTTTATACACTGTGGATGAGTTTGTTTAAGAATTATGCAATTAATATTAAGTTACTGTTCCAACACCAGCTCCAATCCCAGCTCCAGTGCCTGTGCCTGCTACTGGAATTGCTCCAGCTGCTCCCACAACAAT